CTCTACAGCCAGATGAACATGATGCCGTGGCTGGAGATGCTCCGCTACGACATCCAGAGCTACCTCTACAACTGGAACTGGATGAACGAGCCGTGGCTCCAGACGGTGGACCGCTCGATCAACGACGGCTTCTACTACCACCTCTATGACCAGACCAACTGGCATCCGTGGCTCCAGACGATCCACAACGACCTCTACAGCCAGATGAGCCTCATGCCCTGGATGGAGATGACGAACTACGACCTGCTCTACTACCTGTACAACCAGTGGAACAACCAGCCGTGGCTGGAGTCGCTGACCTACGCCGTCGACGGCAATTTCTACAGCATGCTTTACGACCAGAATGCCTGGCAGCCGTGGATGCAGACGATCAACAACAACCTCAACAGCTACCTCTACGACTGGATGAATGGCCGCCCTCTCTTGGAGAGCGTGCGGGATGAGTTGTCGGCTGTACGGGCCGTGCTCGAGGACGTGCATGACACCGCGCAGCATGCGTTGAGAACCGTGTAACAAGGAAAGGAAGAGAGCAGATGAAGCCTGAACTCAAGATCGCGAACGTGGACGGCAAGAAGGCCCTTGTGGTCAATGGCAGGTCGCTGCTGAACAAGCAGCAGGTGACCGAGCAGATCGCCGCCCTGAACGAGCGCATGACCAAGCAGCTTCCCGCCGCCAAGGCGAAGCTGAACGCCAAGGACCTGCTGGCGCAGGCCGAGGCGAACATCGACCGGCAGATCGCCCAGGCCGCCGAGGTGAAGACCGAACTCGAGGCCGTAGTCAAGGACCTGGACTGAGCAATGGCGCTGGTCATCGACATCGCGGACGCCGTCGCCGCCGAACTCAACGCCGCCCCGGCGGGGACGTTCGACCCGGCATTCACCGCCGTGCGGCGGGTGTTGCCGGAGTTCGAGCTCTCCGACCTGGCGGAGTTGAAGGTGACGGTGGTGCCCAAGGCGGTCGAGATCAGCGGCTCCACGCGGGCGGTCGGCCAGTTCGACTGCCGGATCGACATCGGCGTGCAGAAGAAGCTCGGCAAAGACCTGGACACCGAAGTGGCGGGACTGTGCGGCCTGGTGGAAGCCATCGCGGGCTACCTGCGGCGGCGTCCGCTGGCCGCCGCGCCGCATGCGGCGTGGGTGCGGACGCAGAACGACCCGGTGTACGCACCAGAGCATCTGGCCGAGCAGCGGACCTTCACCAGCGTGCTGACCGTGACCTACAGGAGCGTCGGATGAACATCGGCTTCGAGATCAAGCAGCTCTTCTTCGACCGCGAGGCGGTGACATCGAAGGTCGCCCCCGCGACGCGGAAGGTGCTCTCGAAGTTCGGCGCGTTCGTTCGGCGCTCGGCAAAGGGCAGCATCCGAAACCGCCGGAAGGCATCGCCGCCCGGATCGCCGCCGAGCTCGCACACGGGGTTGCTGAAGAAGTTCATCTTCTTCGGCTACGACCCGGGCCAGCGCAGCGTGGTGATCGGGCCGACGCGCCTCGACCGGCGCGGACGCGGCGAAGCCCCGTCGCTCCTGGAGTATGGCGGGCAGACGACGCTCGTGCGCCGGGGCAAGCGCGAGCGGGCGGCGTACAAGGCGCGGCCCTACATGGGCCCCGCATTCGCGCAGGAACAACCGAAGCTGCCCGCGATGTGGCGGGACAGCGTCAGATAAGGAGAACGAGACATGGCAACTGAATTCGCATTGGGCATGAACGCCAAGCTGTACTACGGCGCGGCGGGCAGTTCCGCAGCCACCGAGATGGGCAACGTCAAGGACGTGACGCTCACCCTCGAAGCGGGCGAGGCCGACGTCACCACCCGCGCCAATTCGGGCTGGCGGGCGACCGCGCCGACGCTGCGCGAATGCACCGCCGAGTTCGAGATGGTGTGGGACCCGACCGACGCCGGTTTCACGGCCATCAAGACCGCCTTCCTCACGGCGGGCATGATCGCGCTGAAGATTCTGGACAAGACGGGCGGCCAGGGGCCGGACGGCGACTTCGCCATCACGTCCTTCAGCCGTAACGAGGCGCTGGAGGAAGCCATCACGGTGAGCGTCACCGCCAAACTCGCGGTCTTCCGGAGCTGGGTGTAACCATGAAAACATTCACGGATGCCGCCGGACGGACCTGGACGCTCTCACTGACCTTGGGCACGGCCATGAAGGTCAAGGCGAAGCTGGACATCGACTTGCTTCAGCCGGAGGCGGGCGACCCGCCGCTGCTGACGCGGATCGGGACCGACGAGATGCTCCTGGGCGAGGTGCTCTGCGCCATGCTCGACGGGCAGTTCGAGGCGCACAAGGTCACCGACGAGGACGTGCGCTCCAGTTTCGACGGCCAGACGCTGCTCGCGGCCCAGAAGGCCTTCTACGAGGAGCTGATCGCTTTTTTCCGGTCGCGCGGCCGCAACGACCGGGCCAAGGCGGTCGCCAAGCAGATGGCCCTGATCGAGGCGGCAGTGGCGGCGGTGGAGACGCGGATCGACGCGCTCGACATCGACGCGACGATCCGGGGGGCCATGACCCCTGGGGAGACATCTGGCGCATCGCCGGGAGCGTCGGCGTCGACCCATGCACCCTGACGCTGCGACAGCTTCTCTGGATGGCCGAGGGACTGGGGCGCGAGCGGTGGGCGCACACATCGCTGCTCTGCGCGCTGGTCGCCAACGCCAACCGGGACCCCAAACGGACGAGACCATTCAAACCGGCGGACTTCGACCCGTACGCCCGCCAGGACAAGCGGGAACGGGTGATCGTGGACGACGAATCGTTGGCAATGCTGAAAGAGGCCCTGACGGGCCGGAAAGGAAATGAACATGGACGGTAGCACCATCATCAACGGCATCTGGACGTTCCTCAACTCCGGTATCGGCTTCGCCGTCATCTGGGCGGCGATGATCGGGTTCTTCATGTTCCTGGCGAGCCGGTTCAATCCGTTCCAGGAGAAGTGGAAGAAGTACGAAGGGAGCATCATCACCGGCATCAGGCTGGCGGAGAAGAAGATCCCGGACGACACGCCCAACGCCGGTCTGGCGAAGCTGGATGCGGCGCTGCGGTTCGTCCTGGACGCCTATGCCCAGGCCAACCACGGCAAGCAGCCGCCCTCCGATCTGGTCGAGCAGATCAAGCAAGGCATCCAGATCAAGCACCTGGAACTGGATCGCTGGGGCGGGCTCTCGAAGCCCAAGGCGGCGGCGGGGTGAAATGGCTCATCGCCATCCTGACCGCCCTGTTCCAGGCGCTCCTGCCGTGGCTCGGGAGGCAATCGCGGCCCACGGCGGAGAGCGCCGATCCCGACCGGCGGACGCGGGATCGGCTGCGCGACAGGATTCGCAAGCACTGGGGGAAGCCATGAGGCTCTTGAAACTCCTGATCCCGTTCCTTCTGCCGTTCGTGCTTCTGACCGGCTGCGTGCGGACGATCTATGTGCCGCATGGCACGCCGGTGCGCCTGCGCGAGACGGTCAAGGACGCCAAGGTCTGGGTCAAGGATGGCGACGGCCAGTCCGTCGAGGGCCGGATGGACTTGCCCGAGGGCTGGTACGCGTTGCCGGATTGCAGCGAGGAGTAACACACATGGCGACGGTAATCGCCATCGGGCTGCTTGTCCTTATGGCGGCGCTCGTCGCGCTGGCGATCCTGGTCGACCGCAATGGACTTTTGTGAGGAGAAACGATGGCAACTGCGCAGGGAATCCGAGCCGGACGCGCTTTCGTCGAGCTGTTCGCCGACGACAGCAAGCTCGTGCGCGGCCTGCGCCAGGCCGAACAGAAGCTGAAGGCGTTCGGCGATTCGATCCGCAATATGGGCCTGAAGGCCATCGGCCTCGGTTCCGCGATTCTTGCGCCCCTCGGGGCGGCAGCCAAGACCTTCGCCGACATGGGCAGCCGGATGTGGGACATGGCCAAGCGCACGGGCGTCTCCGTCGAGGCCCTGAGCGCCTTGAGCTATGCCGCCGAACAGTCCGGCGCGGGCGTCGACGCATTCGAGAACGGCATCCGCCGGATGCAGCGGACCCTTTACGACGCCGGTCGCGGGCTGAGCACGGCAACCGACGCGCTGGGTGAACTGGGCCTGACCATCCAGGACTTGGAGGGACTCTCCCCCGAGGCGCAGTTCCGCCAGTTGGCCGACCGGCTGGACCGCATCGAGGACCCCAGCCGCAAGGCCGCCATCGCCATGACGATCTTCGGCCGCTCGGGCACGGAGCTGCTGCCGATGCTCGAAGGCGGCGCGGCTGCCTTGGACGCCTACGAAAAGCACGCTCGCGACCTCGGCCTCATCATGAGCACCGAGGATGCGGCGGCGGCCGATGTGTTTGGAGACGCGCTCTCTGATCTGTGGAAAGTCCTGAAGATGTCGGCCTTTGCCGTCGGCGCGGCCTTGGCCCCGACGCTCAAGGACCTGTCAGAAAGGATCGTGCGGGCGGCGAAGACGGTCACCGAATGGGTGAGGGAGAACCAGGGATTCATCGTCAGCGCGCTCAAGGTCGCCGCCGTGGTCGTGGCCGTCGGCATCGGCCTGACGGTCCTCGGCACGATCATTTCCGGGCTGGGCACGGCATTCGGCGTCCTGGCCACAATCATCACGGCGGTCATGGCCGTGCTGAAAGTCCTGGCGGCGGTGATCGCGTTCCTGGCTTCGCCGGTCGGCCTGGTCATTGCGGCCGTGGTCGCGCTCGGCGCGGCGATCCTCTACGTGACCGGGGCCGGGGGCAAGGCGCTGGCCTGGCTGGGCGAGCGGTTCAAGGTCCTCAAGGAGGACGCGCTGGCGACCTTCGGGGGCATCGCCGACGCGCTGGCGGCGGGCGACATCTCGCTGGCTGCGAAGATTCTGTGGCTCATGCTCAAGATGGAGTGGACGCGCGGCGTCAACTTCCTCGAGAAGGTCTGGCTCAACTTCCGCAACTTCTTCATCAAGATCGGGTACGACGCCTGGCACGGTCTGCTGGCCACGGTGGAGATCGTCTGGCACGCGCTGGAGGTCGGCTGGATGGCGACAGTGGACTTTTTCGCCCGCCTCTGGGACGGCTTCACCGGTTTCTTCGCCAAGACCTGGCAGAACATCAAGGCCGGGGCGCAGAAGGCCTGGAACTGGATCAGGAGCCTCTTCGACGACTCGGTCGATCTCCAGACGGAGAACAAGATGGTCGAGGACCGGAAGCAGGCCGCCATCGCCAGCATCGATGACGAGCAGAAGCGCCGGGCCGCCGAGAGGGAGGCCGAACGGCAGCGGGCAAGCGAGCTGCACGAGGCGACGCTGGCCGGAATCGGCCAGGAGAACCTCGACAAGCACGCCCAGCTCGACGCCGAGTATGCCGAGCGCATGGCCGAGAACGAGGCCGATCTGGCCAAGGCCCGGCAGGAATGGCGCGAAGCCGTCGACGCAGCCAAGCAGAAGCGCGCGGAGAAGGAAGCTGGCGCGCTGGAGGGCCCCGACGACATCACCCAGAAGGCCCGCGACGCGCTGGCCGGTCTGGGCGACATCGGCGACCTCGTCCAGGCCGAGGCCGCCAAGATCGGCGTGCGGGGCACGTTCAACGCCTCGGCGCTCCAGGGACTGGCCGCAGGGAACGCCGCCGACCGCACGGCGACGGCGACCGAGGAAACCGCCAAGAACACCAATAGACTCGTCCAGGCCGCCCAGACCGGCGGGCTGACGTTCGCATAGGAGGACACGTCATGGCCACCGTTTGCACCGAGAAAATCGATTCCCGCCAGGTCACCGACGGCCAGTCGGCCGAGCTGATCTACAAGATCACCGGCACGGCCGACGACGCGGCGGCGCTGTCATCGCTCAAGTCCACCGCCCCGGCGACGTTTGCCGGGATGAAGCGGCAGCCGGTGACGGTGGAGCCTGTCCACGTCGACACCGCGCGGCCCGACACCTGCATCTGGACTGGCACGGCGACCTATGCGCCGCTCGAAGTGGAGCCGCCCCCCGAGACGGGCGAGTCGGTGTTCAACTTCGACACCGGCGGCGGCACGCAGCACATCACGCAGTCGCTGAACACCGTGGGGCGCTACCCGGGGACCGCCCCGGACTTCAAGGGCGCAATCGGCGTGACGCATGACAACGTCGAGGGTGTGGACATCACCGTGCCGGTCTACACCTTCAGCGAGACCCACTACGTGGCCTCGTCGAGCGTGACGACCGCCTACAAGAACACGCTGTTCAACCTCACGGGCAAGGTCAACAACGGCGCGTTCAAGGGCCTGGCGGCGGGCGAATGCCTGTTTCTGGGTGCCAGCGGATCGAAGCGAGGGACGGACGACTGGGAGATCACCTTCCGCTTCGCCGGATCGCCCAACCGCACCGGCCTGTCGGTCGGCCCCATCGGCGGCATCAGCAAGAAGGGCTGGGAATACCTCTGGGTGCGCTATGCCGACACCGAGGACACCGCGAGCCACACGCTGGTCAAGCAGCCCGTCGGGGCCTACGTCGAGAAGGTCTACGAGGAAGGCAACTTCTCCTCGCTGGGGATCGGCACATGAGCGACGCGCTGAAGAAGGTCCAGTCCGGCCAGCCGCTGGTGATTCCGGCCAGCGCCTACAACGCCTTCATCGACGCGGCCATCGACTTCCGCCAGCGCACGGCGCACATCGGCCAGGGGGCGCAGCCCGCGTTCCAGCAAGCCACCATCATCCTGGTGCGGAACGATTCCGGGGCCGACCGGCAGCGGTTCGAGGTGCTGGGCGTGGACGGCCCTGTGATCGACCCCTCGTACAACGAGGAGGAGTTCAAGAACCGCATGGCGCTCGCGTGCGTCTCGCCCGTCGTCGACACGCACGAGGGCCGGTTCGTCGTGCTGGCCGAGCCCGTCGGCAGCGGCAAGATCGGGCGGGCATTTGCCGCCGGGGTGTGCGCGGTCAAGATCAACGTGATTGACGAGACGGAGGAGCCTCGCTTCGTTGAGATCGCGGGAGGCACGACGGCGAATCTCGACGTAAAACGCCGGGGTTCCGCCGGAATCCTGTGGCGCGTCGGCGGCACGGGCGTGCAGTGGGCGGTCATCCGGTTCGGCAAGCCGATCCCGCTCCACGTCTTTCCCGTGAACCTGAGCCAGTCCGGCGGGTCGCAGGGCGACGAGTCCTATGCGGCGTCCTGGACCTACAACGTCTATGACATCAAGAGCGGCGCGTTGCTGGAGAGCAGCGTGGACCCGACCTCGTCGCCCCACAAGTGGAAGCGACCGTCCATCGGACAGATGATCGCCGCCGACTTCGGCTATGCCCACTACCAGGACGACGGTTCTGGCGGCGAGCAGCTCGTTCTCGGCTGGATCAACGAGATGGTGGATCAGGAAGCCTGCGAGACATCCGGCTCCGGCTCCGGGTCGGGAGGATAGGATGGGATCGCCAGGCAAATCGGTGGTGATCGAGGGAGGGAAGCGCGGCGTGTTGCTGGGCGGCAAGTCGGCCGTTTACAACGCGGAGGAAACCTGCCCGGCCTGCTGCATCGAGTTCTCGCGGCGGTGGTCTTTCACCGACCAGGGCTTCATCGACGGCGGCCAGGACGGGGCCTATCGCGCCTATGATAACCCCGACGATGTATCCGCCAGCCCGTGGTACGTGCTCGACGAGGGGTTGGGCCTCCGGCTGGACTGGGAGGACGACAACAACTGCCGCTACCACAATCCCTACACGCAGTATGCCACGGCCACATGCGAGATCACCGTCCCCAAACGTATGCTCATGACGGTCAACTGGTCGGGCGTGGGCGAGGTGCAGGACCCTGGATTCGATGTGATGAGCCTCTATGTGGACGGCAATCTGGTGGGATCGGCCCACGCTCCGGGCGGCAGCCAAGGCTGTTCGCCCATGGCACCGGTCGTTTCCGACCCGCCGCCGCCCCAGCAGGTGATCCTGGAGCCGGGGCCGCACACACTCTACATCACCGCCTCGACCAACGATCCGCTGTACCACTTCGAGGCGTGGTATCAGTTCGCGCTGACGTTTGTGCTCGCGCCGTAACCCTTGGAGGACCAGACCATGCCTGACAACCTGATTCCGAAAGCCAAGAAGTGCGGCAACTGCCCGCCGCTGGTCGTGCCGCGCCGGGCCTACACCCCGAGCCGACCGAGCTGCATCGAGTGCGTGGAGAAGCACCTTGGGGCGGCCTACGTGCTGCTGACCGAGGCCCGCGAGGGATATGCCTATCGTCTCCGCGCCGTGGGGCACCTATTCGAGGCCGAGGACGAGGCCCAGGAATGGCAGGAACTGCACGCCGCGATCCGGGATGCCCGGACGCATTACCAGGCGGGGGAGCAGATGCCGGACTGGCAGGCGTTGGACGGCATGCTGGCAGCCCAGCGCGAGAAGAATCGGCGCGGCGCGGAGTGATTATGCCTGCCCCGTCTGGCTATCGGCCGCCAGGCACTTCCACAAACGCCGCTGCCTGTGCCAGTCGGGTTCGGCGGCGATGGGGCGGACGTGGCGCTCGCGGATCGGGTCGCGGCCCTTGACGGTGCGCGGCAGGAACAGGATCGCCTCCTGAATCGCCGGAGCCAGGTGCAGGAGGTTCATGATCTGGGTCACGCGGGCGCGGCTCACGTTGCCCAGACGCGCCAGTTCGGCCTGGTCGTCGATCTCGCCATCCTTGATCAATCTCTCGAAGCGGATCGCCAGCGCCATCAGCCGCGAGATGCGCGGGATACGGCCCTCGGGCACGGGTGGCTGCTCCGACGGCGGGCCTTCCTGGATGACCTTGCGGGTGCGCCGCCCCAGCGTGAAGTGTACCTGTCGCTCGATGGTCAGGCTTTGCATGTCGTCGTCTCCTGTCGTTTGAGTTCGTCTGCCAGCGTCTTGATGCCCGTCGGGTGGAACGTGATCGCCACGGTGCCCTTGGGGCCGTTGTAGTCCACGCGCTCGACCAGCAGGTGCAGGATGCGGGCCTGCTCGCGGGCGCTCAAGGTGTCCCAGAGCGGGTCGAACAACGCGCAGGCCTCGCCGACCTCGCGGGCGTCCACCAGCTCGCGGGAGAGGGCCAGAATCTGCTCGCGCACCTCCGTGGCGCGTTGCTCGGCGTTGCGGATGAGATCCTGGATGTCGGCCATGCGGTCGGTCGCCTGGCCGTCCTTACCGGCCAGCTTGCGAAGCTCGGCGTCGTGGCGCTGGAGTTCGCGCTCGAGCGTGCGCTTCTCGACCTCCAGCCTGCCGATGGCATCCTCGCGCTGGCGGCGGCATTCGGTCAGCGTTTCGGCCAGCAGGTTGGTGTCCCGTCCGATGCCCTTGGCCTGCTCGACCACGAACCGCTCCAGTTCGGGCGCGGGCACCGACGGCGTGGGGCAGACGTGCCAGCCGCGTTTCTGGGCGTTCGAGCAGCAGTAGTAGCGATAGACCTTGCCGCCGTTGTCGGAGAGGCGTTTGACGGTGTGCGACGGGACCATCGCGCAGTCGCAGGTCACGCAACGCACCAGGCCCTTGAGGAGCGCCCCGTGGCGGTTCTTGACGTGGGCCCCGCCGGTGCGGCCGTTGCGCTTGAGGAGAAGCTGGACGCGCTCGAAGATCTCGGCGTCCACGATGGCCGGGTGCTCGGCGTCGTAAATCTCGTCCTTGTAGGTCATCTTGCCGAGGTAGATGCGGTTCGTCAGCAGCTTGAAGAGGCTGTTCTTGCCGAACCGCTTGCCCCCCATCTCGCGGCCCCGCGTCGACACCCAGTGCTTCGTTCGCCATCCCCGAGCCTCCAGGATCGCCGACGTGGTCAGGAGCGACTGGCGGTCGAGGTACATCTCGAAGATTTCGCGCACGCGGGCGGCCTCGTCCTCGTTGACCCGCAGCCGCCCGCCTTTCTCGACCACGTCGTAGCCCAGCATGGGGCAGCCGCCCGTCCACATGCCCTTGCGCCGCGTGGCGGCGATCTTGTCGCGGGTGCGCTCGGAGATCATCTCGCGTTCGAACTGGGCGAAGGAGAGGAGCACGTTGAGCATCAGCCTGCCCATCGACGTGCCCGTGTTGAACTGCTGGGTGACCGAGACGAAGGCGACCTTGTGGCGTTCGAACACGTCCATGATCTTGGAAAAGTCGATCAAGCTGCGACTCAGGCGGTCGACCTTGTAGACGACGATGCAGTCCACCTGGCCCGCCTCGATGTTCGCCATGAGGCGCTTCAGCGCCGGGCGCTCCATGTTGCCGCCGGTGAAGCCGCCATCGTCATAGCGGTCGGGGAGCGCGATCCAGCCCTCGGACTTCTGGCTGGCGATGAACGACTCGCCCGCCAGCCGCTGGGCGTCCAGGCTGTTGAACTCCTGTTCCAGGCCGTCCTCGGTGCTCTTGCGGGTGTAGATCGCGCACCGGACGGTCGGCGGTGTTTCGGTTGTCTTACTCATCCGCACCTCCATCGCGTTTCAAGTTGAAGAAGTGGTAGCCGTTCCAGTGGGTGCCGGTGACGGCCGTGGCGACCGCCGAGAGCGAGCGGTAGATCGTGCCCTCGTACTCGAAGCCCTTGGGACGGACGTACACAACGATCTCGCGGCCCTTGTACTGGCGCGTGATGCGTGCGCCCGCCATCGGCAACCGCGACCCGTGCGCGAACGGCAGCGCCGCCCGGACCGTGACCCCGGCCTCGCTTTGGATCGGCTTGGCCTTGGGCGCGGTGGTGCGCAGGTCGGCGTCGTTGGCCAGTTCCTCGGCCCGGCGTCTGGCCTGGCAGGAGAGGTCCCCGTGGGCGTTGGCCTGCAACCGCCAGGCGATGCGTTTGACGAGGTAGTCGCGGTTGCCGGTGCGCGTCGGCTCGCCGAAGGCCTCGACGTGTTTGGATCGCAGCTCCGAGACCGTCATACGGCCCAGGGCGGCGACCTCTTTGGCGACGTTCAGCGTCATGGTCTGCGTGCTCCTTTCATGTGTTCGGTCGCTGTTTCTTGCGCCTGCCGAGAGGCTGGCGTCGTGAACACATGAAGGCTCGTTATCTGCCCCCCATCAAGGGCTTCCGGGCGGAAGTTCGAAGATTTTTCGGGGGTGCGGGAGGGACGCGAACCATGCGCGCTCTCGGCGCTCCGGCGCAGGCGCAGGACGCCTCTGGCGAGGATTGCCGCGACCTCGCGGCGGCGCTGGTCGGGCGTCATGTCGGCGGGGTCGCGGGTCGCGTCGTGGACGACGGACGCGAGCCGGTCGGTCGCTGCGGATGCTGGCATTGCGGGCTCCTTTCGGGCTTGCCCACAACGGCCTTCGCCTGGCGACCGGTCCGATGTCTGGCGGGTTGATGCTGCTCGTCTACAGGTTACATACCCGCCGAAGGTTCTAAATGGCGCTGGGTTCCGGTACGAACGAACCTGTTAACCACTGGCGGGCTGTTCACCAGAGAGTCCGAGAGTTCGAGGGGTTGCTCTCGGGTTCCGGTGGTGAACATATACGTTCACGACCGGGACCCGCTTTCTCGGTTTCGGAACAGAGAACGCGCCCGAGAGGGCGGGATCGCCGTAACCCTTTGGAATCAACGGAAAACACGAACGCCCGGCCAGTTGCCTGGACGGGCGTTCGTGTAAACCGGATGGTACGGGGACCTTCCGAAATAAAAAATGGCTCCAGA